GATTTTATCCAGGACCTATCCACATATCCAGCGGCGTTTATTGTAGGCCCGATATACCGCCAACAAGAAACCCTGGAGTGGGTGCCTATCCCTGGCAGCCAGCTCAGCGAGCTAAGGGTCGAGAAAAGCATAGTCAAGACCTACGAGCGCTTCGACCCGTTCGACGTTTATCCCGGCCCATCTGCGAAAAGCGTCCATGAAGGGGATTTGTGCTTGCGCCTGCGGCTCCGGCGTAGCGATCTACTCGCCATGAAAGGCATTGACGGCTATGACGACGCGACCATTGACCGCGTATTGTCCGAGCACGGAGAGTCCGGGTTTCGGGATCCTATCTACTCTGACACAGAGCATGCCGATCTGCACGATAGGCCGCAACAGACACAAGACCCTACGGGCAACATCGATGCAGTCAAGTTCTACGGCAGCGCCCAGGGGCTGCTGTTGCGCTCCTGGGGCATGACCCCCGACCAGATCCCCAACCCGTTTGATGATTACGAAATAGTAGCTACCGTCATAGGCAATTACTGCATCATGGCGCGACTCAATCACCACCCGCTCAAAAAGCGTAATATCTATACCGCGTCCTACAAGCAGAAAAACGGCTCTGTCTGGGGACAGTGCCCGCCGCAGCTCATGCGCGACATACAGCATTTCTGCAACGCCGCAGCGCGCGCTATCTGCCGAAACTTCGCGATTGCTTCCGGACCTCAGGTATGGATCAATATGGAACGCGCAGCGCCGGGCACAGACATCCAGGATCTTTTTCCCTGGAAGATCTGGCCCTTCACGAACCCCAAGACCCATGTGGCCGGCAGCGCAGACAAGCCCATGGATTTCTACCAGCCGCAGCTAGTCACAAAAGATCTGATGGAGGCCTACGACTACTTTTTCAAGCAGGCGTCGGAGATCACCGGCATTCCGGCGTACACGAGCGAAAACCTGCGCGGGGCCGGCAAGACGGCGCGGGGCCTTGCCATGCTACGCAACGATGCGGCCAGGGGCATACGAGCCGTGGCACGCAATATCGATATGGGCGTCATTGCGCCCTCTGTGGAAGAACACCGGCTGGCCATCTGGATGGAGGACCATACAAGAGTGAAGGGAGACGCAAAAGTGGTGGCCAGGGCTTCAGAGTATCTGATCCAGCAAGAACAGCTTGAGATGCGCCGCAACGAAATGCTGGACCGCACCAATAACCCGACCGACCTGCAGATCATAGGCCTGGGAGGGCGCGCAGAACTCTTGCGCGCCAATGCACGAGCCCTACAGATGGACGTAGACAAGATCATACCCCCGAAAGAGGACATGGTTCTGACACTGGTCCAGCAGCGCATAGAGCAAATAGTCATGACCTTGGCGCAGGTCTTCGGTATCGCGCCGGAACAGCTCATGGCGATAATCGAGAATCCGCCGCAGCCAGACGTGTCTGACGTGCAGCAGATACCGAATATGAGCAAGAAGAACCCCGGGGAACCGGAAGAGAAACAGATCGAAGGGAGCCTGGAGGGGATATGAAGCATAATCCTACTACAAAAACAGGCAAGCTCCCGTGGAACGAAGACGAGAGGGCATTGAAGGCATACCGGCGCTATCGAAGAACCAGACGCCGGATCGCGAGGGCTGCCCGGCGACAACAGAGGGTCTCATGAGCGATCTTTGTCACGAACACGATTTTAACTGGCGCAACGCTCTGATTGGCGGCTGGACGTTTTTTGAGTATCAACTAGCTTTCGGCCTCAGCCTTCGGTACTACCAAGGGAAACCGATGTTCCGAATATATGTCGGCCCTCTCAAGGTCTGGGGCCTATGGAAACGTCCTAGATGAAGCACAAAATGGACATAGCGCCAGCCATCCCCGACTTTCATGTGAAGGATCTTCGCGTCGCGCTGGAGGATATGGGGTACGCCTGGGACGGTGTGCGCCATACGAGGGACAGCACCGGCAGCCACCAGAGCATTGATTTCTCTATGAGCGCCAAGCAGGCGCACGAAGCCCATATCTTGGAGGATCTGAAGCATGAAGCACAATCTAACGATTAGGCCCGCAATACCTCCGGTCCACAGGCACGAAATAGAGCATGTTCTCACAAAGCTCGGGTACAAATGGATCGGTGGGGGCCAGATGATAGATGGCTCTGAGAGCGATATCAGCTTTGAGAGCCTGTCGAAGATTGAGGATGCGGACCGCATAGACAAGGAGTGAGACGCATGCCGAAAACGACCAAGGCTGATTTTGCGAAGTTTGAAGGGTACGTGAACAAGTGGGTACAGCGCCTCGGCTTGTATGGGTGGGAATGGCAGTGCCGGCACAGGCGACTAGAGAAGAGCTACTATGCTGGCACAACTTATCATTCAGTTGATCGCTATGCAGTTGTCAATCTCAATACGGCCTGGAACGAGAAGCCTACCGATGCTCAGCTTGAAAGAACAGCGTTGCACGAGGTTGTGGAGGCGGGTCTTTTGGGCCGACTGCGGGACCTGGCCGAGAACCGAGGCTTTACTCAAGACGAGTACGACTCCGAGACTCATCGTGTCGTAAGAATCCTCGAAAATCTCATGCTACGGGAGGATTGATCATGCCATGCTATGCAACAGGCAATAAAAAGCGCCCCTGGAAACTAGGTAAGGGCAAGGACGCGCCCACGTTTACATCAAAGGCCGCCTGAGAACGCTCCTATGCGGCGTATCGTGCTAGGAAGCACGACAAGAAAGGGAAATGATCATGCCGAACAGAGACGGCAAGGGGCCGAAGGGTAGAGGCTCGAGAGACGGTCGTGGCGGCGGAAAAGGCCGTGGCACAGACAAGGGCTCTGGTCGAAAAACCGGCGGCAAGAAAGGCGGTTGCTGATGGGACTGCTTAGGCGCATGACAAAGCCCGTCCGCAGAGCCATTCAGCGCCGGGGCCGGAATTACACCTACGACTATCGCCAAAAGCCCGAGGATCTCGTGCCGGATGCGGCAGTGGACAAAGGCTTTGCGAGTCCGGAAGAAATCCATGAGCGCAGCAAGCGGGATCCTCCGCGCCGGGAACCTCGCGTGCCCGACAACTATGATGCCGAAGCTGAGGCCATGCGTACCGATTACCGCGACGATCTAAGCCTCGACGAGCTCGAGCAAAACGATATCGCGATGACACAGGACGCCATCAAGGACGCCAAGCGGTATGTATTCAACACCGCTGTAGCAGCCCAGGCCTTCGTAGGCCGGTGCCTTGAAACCACTCTGAAGCGGTGCGGCTGTCCTGTTTTCCAGGGCGCCGACAAGGACATACTGCAGCGGCAAATGGACCAGAACAAGGTCCAGGTAGAAAACAGAAGCAAGGCTCCTGCACCCGGATACGGATCGTTCTACAAGGGCGCTGACGCCTGGCGCAACGGCCTATATGTCTACAAGGCCGGGGAGCTAGTAGCTTTCATTTCTGTGCCCATGGTCGATATCCAGGCCGGTCTGGCCATCGACGACAGAGATGTCGTGGCCATGCGCGAGTTTATGAAAGTCGCCCGGGACGGACAGGCTTTCAAGCACGATCCCGGCGCAGCCGCTGTGCGCACAGCAAGTGAATTCGCCCAGGCCGGCGGAAAGCCGTTTGTCATTACCAACGCAGTGGTCGACATGAAAGGATATAGATGATGCTGAGTATCCCGCTCGACGCAAAGCGCGCTGCTCAGCTGTACAGGGCCATGCACCACCTGAAGCAACCGGACAATCCTTGTTTCGCCGTGTACGTCTGGCTCATCGAGCAGCTCAGCTCTTTGGACAGCGAGAACCGTGGCGAAATGGATGATACCACCTACAAGTGGCGGCAGGGCGCCGCCCAGGCCATATCGCAAATGTTGGATCATATTAACAAAGCAAGGGACGAGGTTCTCCGACTCGAGGGGAGAGCCTGATGCCCGACGGAGGAATTCAACATGAGTAAGAAGCTGATTTCATTTCTTTTCGCACTCTTCATGCTGATTGCCTTTGCCACCCCGGTGGATGCCGCGAGGTACGAGAACATCACGGTAGGCAATCTGATCGTAGAGAAGTCTGCGAGGATAGATGGATTGCTCGAAGCAGTCGCCAACACGACCGGCAATGTCTGGTATGTCGACTCTGGATCCGGAGTTAACGCTGTTGGCGCTGCCGGCAAGAGCAAAGACCGACCGTTCGACACGCTGGACTACGCGATCGGTCGATGTATTGACAACCACAACGACTATATCATCGTCATGGCCGGGCACGCCGAGAACCTGGCGGCCGCCGATGCGGTTGATGTAGATGTGGCCGGCGTTACTATCCTCGGCCTGGGCGACGGCCAAGACCGGCCTACATTCACCTATACAGGCACTGGCGGAGAGTTCGTGATCGGCGCTGCGAACGTGCGCATCGCGAATCTCGTCTTTGTGGCAGGCGTCTCCAATGTCACTATGGGTATCAGCGTAGAGGCTGCAGGCGATAACTTCACAATGGAATACTGCGAGGTTACCGAGCCGGGCACAGCGACCTACGATTTTGCCGATATTATCGATCTCGCCTCCGGCGCGGACGATATCACCATCAACGGGATGCTGGTCAGGCAGCTCGGCGTTACTGCCGGCGATCTGGACCATTTTCTTGAGATGGGCACCGGTGTGAACAACCGTGTGCGCGTGCTTAACTCCTTGATCGAGGGCGAGTTTCTTGTCTCCGCGATCTGGTCAGACAAGGCGGACACAGAGGTATTGATTGACAACTGCATCATCACCAATGCCACTAACGCACAGCACGCCATCGAGTTTACCAGCACGGCGCGCGGAACCATTCGCAACACGCTCGTGCGTACGGATGCTCAGGGCACGGCCTGTAATCCCGGCAGCTTAACCATGCACAATGTCTTCTGGGACGATAACGACGTAGCCGACTCGGTTGCCATACCCGTGGTTGCCGGCGGTGAAGCCACCCAGGCCCTTATTGATGTGAGCCTGGATCATCTCATGGCTTTGGACGGCGCAACTTCGGTGTATCCCGAGCAGGCGGCGAACGACTCTACTATCTGCAAACTGATGGCCGACGACGACCCGGCTAACTGCAACACCTACAACAACGCCACGGACTCCCTAGAGGCACTCGGCGTAAAGCAAGGGGCCAATAACAACAACAACGAGTTCGCCTCGACCGCTGTCCTTGAGAACGTCGACGGCTCCATGCTGGAGCGCCTGGAGGGGCTCAAAGTACAAAGCGACGATATTCTCGCCGGCTTGCGCATGGCGGGAGTCAGCATCGGCAATGTCTACTATGTGGATAACGCCACCGGCGATTCAGCAGATAACGGCACTACCTGGGCGCTTGCCGAGGATACGATCGTCAACGGTTACAATAACACTACCGATGACAAAGGGGATATCGTCTTTGTAGCCCCGGATCACGAGGAAACCTTAGGCGACGCTCAGATCGCGCTGGATGAAGCAGGGGTCAGGATCATTGGCTTGGGCGATGGAGAACAGGTGCCCATGATCACAATGACCAATGCAAATTCGTCCATCGATGTGACCGCCACCGATGTGACCCTGGAGAACATTCACATCTATCACACCACGGCCGATGCGGCCATAATGATCGATGTGGACGCAAGCGGCTTTGTGCTCAAGGACTGTAAGGTCACCGGCTCTGGCGCAGGCCATGTGATCGGCCTGGACCTGGCTACTACCCTCAGCGACGTAACCGTGCAGGGCAACTATGTCTATGTGACGGATACAGACGGTGACGCCTTTATCAATGCCACGGCCGGCGCAGAAACCCACTTGGTTATCCGGGACAACGATATATCCGGCGACTACGATCTGGCCACGATCTATTCCGACCAGATCAACATTGATGCGCTCATCATGGACAACGTTATCCGCAATGTCCAGACCGGTATTCACGCCATAGAGCTTTCGGCAGCCACTACCGGGGATCTGGTCGGCAACCGGCTCTACACGGACGCCTATGCCACCACGCTGGATCCGGGCAGCATGATGTGCTTTGAAAACTATGCCGTGGACGTAGTCGATGAAGGCGCGTACCTCATCCCGAACATGGGCGACCATGACGGCAATTACCTTGGTGTGAACAGCGCCAACAACGATGCAGGCACGGCTACTGTGGTAGAGAACAATGACGGCTCCGTGCTTGAGCGCTTAGAGCACCTGCAAGCGCTGTCCGACGATATTCTGGCAGGGCTGCGAATGGCCGGCCACGATATCGGCAATGTTTACTACGTCGATGATGCTACCGGCGACAACTCTGATGCAGGCACCTCCTGGGCGCTTGCAGAGGCCGATATTGCCAACGGCTACAACAACACGACCGATGATAAGGGTGACATCGTTTTCGTCGCGCCCGACCACGAAGAGACCCTTGGCGATGCACAAATAGCTCTGGATGAAGCGGGTGTAATGATCATTGGACTTGGCAGCAACGAGCAAATGCCGATGATCACCATGAGCAACGCGAACTCGTCCCTGGACGTAACTGCAACCGATGTCACCATCGAGAATATCCACTTTTACAGCACTACCGCTGACAGCACGATCGCGATCGATGTCGATGCCAGCGGGTTCACGCTGCGTGGATGCAGGTTCACCGAGAGCGGCGCAGGCCATGTCCGCGTACTGGATGTAGCTACTGCGCTCACGGATATCACCATTGAGGACAACTTCAGCTATTCCACCGATACTGATGGCGTAGCTTTTTGGGAGGGCGACGCCGGCGCGCAGACCAATGTCGTGATCCGGGGCAACCGCTTGTGGGGAGACTACGACAATGCGGTTATCTGGAGCGATGACGCAGATGTCAATATCCTGATCGAGGATAACATCATCCGCAATGTCAATACGGGCGTACACGCCGTAGAGTTCACTGGGGCGGCAACCGGCTATATCCACGGCAATCAGCTCGCCGCCGATACGGCCGGTTCCATCCTGGATCCGGGCTCCTGCATGGTCTATGACAACGAGATTATGCTCACCGGTACCCTGGACGCCAATGATCGCGGCATGATGGTCGACAAATGGTATTACTGCAACAAGACCTTCGAGCTGGACGCTACAGCGACCTATGACGCATTGTTTACAGTCACTGGTACCGTCGAGATGAAGGTCTTCGGCCTTGTGACTGAAACCCTCACGGCCCACGGCGACACTGTTTCCATCGGCCCCTCCGACGATCCTGCCCTAATGATCGCAGCGACCGCCGGTAGCGCGCCAATGACTAACGGGGATGCATGGACCAGCGTCTCGCCGGCAAAGGGCGAGCCGAGCCTGGCTACATCGTTTATAGTGAACACCGATACTGTCGGCATCACGCAGTCAGGCGCCAACCTGGCAGATGGCACGGTCGTCATTCATGTGTATTGGCGGCCCCTTAGCAACGGGGCTCTTGTAGTACCGCTGTAATACAGCCCATACAGGGCGGGAGAGAGACTGCCTTTGGGACAACCCGGGGGTCAGCGACGGCCCCCGGGGAAAGGCTGGCAACGTGCTTAAAGTTGAATTCAGGCAGAACGTTTCGGATTTCGGGTATGTTGTCTGGGTCTACTATGAGAACCCGGACGGATCCATGAATGTCGTAAAGGACCTGAAAACCTGGGAGGCAGAACGCATCCAGCCCGGCGCTATGGTTGACCCGAGCTTTACCGCTTTTACCACCCGGGGAGACGGGAATTTCATCCAGGCATTCGTAGATGCGGCCTATGAGCTCGGGATACGCCCCTCCGGCGAGCCCGTATTGAAAAACGAGCTCACGGCAACAAAAGCGCATCTAACGGATCTGAGGGCATTGCTGTTCACCTCAACTATTAAGCGGGAAGCATCTCCCATGGCGCGGGCTGCTTCTGTCGATGAGATATGAGCGAACCAACCATCAAAGACGTAATCAAGGCCATCATCAGGGGCCTTAGGCAGATGCAAAAGGCTCTGGAGGAATTGCTGCATGAGACAAGTTAACGACAGAATCACGGCATTTGACCGGAAATACGAGATAAAGTCGGGCCATGGCCCGAAAAGCGTTATCAACCTACAGACCGGAACCATCACCCAGGCCGGCGAGAACGGCTGCCAGGTAGAAGATCTTCTCGCAGTCTGTATTGACCGGCTCGAAACGTTCCAGGGCGGCCCCACCCCGTGCAAGGAGAACGCAGCGGCCATCAAGGCCCTGAAGGCCGCTATGCAGCAGCTGGGCAAAAGGACCGCTCGGCGAAAGGAGCAGGGCGTAGAGGGTACTTTCATCGCCCACGAATAGGAGAACATACACAACCGCTTCCTGACGCGCTAACGCCCCTCAGAGAAGCGAAGCCAAACGCGCTTACACTAAGCCCCTTTGGAATCAAAAGGGTTTTCGAATCCCGTGCTTGCTACACGGCTCGATTGCCCAGAGAGATTCCAGACGGGCTTTTTTCATAAGGGCCGGCAGCGAACACCCCGCAAGGACTCGCCCGGCAAAAGGACGCTATGGCGTCCAAACGATCAAACGGGAACACCGCAAAAGCGGCTCCCAAGGAGGCAATCATGTTGGAACCACAGATTCCAGAACAGGTCCGGGCTGGTGCCGAGCACGCCGAGCAGCTCATTGCCGAACAGAAGGCCGCCGAAGCCGGCGAGACCCCTTCTGCCGGCGATAAGCCGGCGGAACAACCGGCAGACCAAGACGCGGACCAAAACCCGAAACCGGAAGACGCTGCACCCACTGTGGAATCGCTCACCAAAAAGGTGGAGGAGCTCACCCACAGTTTGTCAGTGCTCCAGGGCAAGTACAATGCGGAGGTAAAGGCTCTTGGCGACGATCCGAATCTTCTCAACACCTTAAAGGCTGACAAGAGACGGTTAGATCGCCAAGTCACGGATCTACAAAGAATCGTCAATGATCAACAAGCACAGTTGGCGAGGCTGTCTTCGAAGGACTCGCAGCCCCCCGAGGATCCAGACAATGAACCGGCTGTTCCCGACATAGATCTGAAGCTGGACAAGGAAGACCTTGATCACCTGCGCAACGAAGGGATTGAAGGAAAAACACTCGATATCTTCAAGAAGCTCGTGGCCCAGGGCGCGGATCAGATAGTCAATACGCGATATGGCAAGGTGTCCGACGAGGTCAAGGACATCCGTCAAGCCCAGGCGCTGACGGCAGAGCAGCAGTTCTTCAGCGATCTTACGGACGCAGTGAGCAACTGGCGCGCCATCAATGGCACGCCCGAGCAACCCAACGAGGACTGGCTCGAATGGCTCGACGGCAAAGCTCCGTATCAGCGGCGCACCCGTGCAGAAGTATTGCACCAAGCACAGGACGCCCTCGATGTACAAACCTGTATCGACATCTTCAAGGACTACATCGCAGAGAAAGGCACAGCAAACCCCGAGCCAAAAGAACCGCAGCCGGACCCCGCATTAAAAATAGAACCGGAAAAGCTATTGGAACCAAAGGGCGCTCCCGCCGGCGATTCGCCGGTACCTGAGGGCCCTAGGTTTACCATGGCTGATTACAAAAAGCACAACGACGAGTACACGAAGGGTCTCTGGCGAGGGCGCGAAGAAGAATGGAAGCAGATCAACGCTGCCATGGAGAAAGCCTTTGCCGAGGGCCGCATGACAAAATGAACCTTCCTGGCCTGACGAGCGTTAAGCGGAGGGGACCGACATCCCCTCCGGCCAGGATAGTACCGTGTCGGCGGGAAACAGCTATATATAGGAGACCATGATTATGGCTGCTGTAACTCCTGTCGCAACGGGCGTGGCGTCCGCGAGCGGCACCTATACCCCCGAGGTCTGGTCGGCCAAAACGCTGATCAAGTTTTATACGGCCACCGTCTTCGGAAGTATCTGCAACACTGATTACGAGGGCGAGATCAAGAGCATGGGAGACACCGTCCAGATCAGGACGATCCCCGATGTAACGATCCGCGACTACGCGATCGGGCAGAAACTGACCAGGGAACGCCCGGCCACCGCCAAGATCAGCCTTTTGATAGACAAGGGCAAATACTACTCTGTTTCCATCAACGACGTTGAGCGGCTCCAGAGCGACCTGAACTATGTGGAGAAATGGACCGACGATGCCGGCAGGCAGATGGCGATCACTATTGACGCCCAGGTTCTGTCCACGCAGTACGCCTATGCAAGCGCGTCCAACAAGGGCAATACTGCCGGATATCGATCCAGTAGTTTTCAGCTTGGAACTACCGGAACCCCTGTGCTCCTGGATAAGGACAACATCCTGGACTACATCGTCGATATGGGCACAGTCCTTGACGAATATGATGTGCCCGACGACGGCCGCCGGTGGATTCTCTTTCCGCC